GTTCTTTCATCTTTTCAATTTCATCTTCGTTCATCATTAATACATTCTGTCTTACCCAATCTTCTGAGTAATATTTACCTGTGTATTCATCGATGTCACGAAGAATTTGTAATCTGTTTTGCAGAATTTCTGCAGTTTTCAATTCATCGAAATGATTATCAATTTGGAAATCATATCGTATGTTTTGTTTGATTTCGTTCCAATCCTCAGGTGAAATAACACCTTTTAGGATTAACTGTTTCTCTAATATCTTATCAAACAATATTGAAAATCTTGCACGTAATCTGCGAATAAATTTCGAGAATTTGACTTCATCACGACTGATCTCTGATGCTCGACCTAACGAAAACCCTGAATCAGATTCTAATCGTGAAATAGGAACATTTAGCGCTTTGTACAATCTTTTCTGGAAGTATAATACATCTTCCATTTCACCAAGGTTTTGTCCACCTGGTAATGTTGTAATCTCTGTTCCTCTTCCGCCTTCTCTACGTGGTAACCAAAAGTCATCGGTCATTGACATATGTCTTCTGTCATCACGCACTTCACCTGAAGTAGCATCGTACACAACACGATTCTTGTGTTTTGTCATCATATCACGTAAGTATTGCTCTGCCTTCATTTTAGGCAAGTTACCTACGTCAATATAAAACACTCTACGCTCTGGTGCTCTAGAGATACGATAAATTGTAACCGCATCTTCCATCATTCTTAATTGATTCAATGGTTTGTGTGCTTTATGTAAATGCGACAATACCAGTGAATTGTTTTCATTCATCAAACCTGAGTTTGTATGAACAATTGAATCTTTAGCAATCTTTAATCCTGATGTTGCAGGACCGTTTGTGATGCTTGTATTCTGTGTAGCATTAAATCCTTTTTCATTATAGATATAATACTCATTTTTAATTCGTTTTACGAATCCGGGATTGCCCGTTGATCCTACTTTTTCCTTTTCGTACTCACGAATCTTTCTAATCTTTCGTGGGTCGATGTATCGTAATTCTTGTATACCTTTCTTTGGAGCAGTTTCATCAATTAGTATGTGATAGTTTAATCGCCCATCTACGTACCATTTTGAGAAAATATCATAACCGATGTTTGAAAAATCAAGCATTTGCAAAATTGTATCAAACTCTTCTCTGACTTTTTTCTTAATGCCGTCAGATAGAGGCAAATCATCAGTAACGCATTCAACAGGTTTTTCGTTGAAGGTTATGTTGACTGCCTCATTTACAATATCATCTACAGCAGCAACCACCTCGGGTTGTTGCATCATGGTTCGATATTTCTGAACCACTTCCGCTTCGGATTTTGCAGCACCCTCTAAATCAAGGAAACTACTGATTGCTCCGCCAGCGGCAGAAACATTAACCGCACCATCATCTTGGGTCGGTTCAACAAATGATTTTACGTTCTTGTTTTCTTCTTCTTTTCTCTGAATTTGAAAACCAAAAAGTTCAATCGCCATTATATATACTCCTTAAAGAAGAGATAGGGGCATCATTGCCCCCTCTCAATTAAGCGTTAGTTCCGCCAGTTCCGGTGATGCCACCAACTACTTCCCAATAGTCCATTTCGAATGTTACATCAAATGTTTCAATTTGGTCAGTTGTTTCCCAATCTAGTGCGATATTCCCAATTGATTGCGGGAAGATGCCGTTAAATTGGTAAGTACGAAGTGCAACACCTGTCTTAGAGTATTGTGTCACTTGCGCCTGTGCTTTGTATTGTGATGGAGACGCTGTTCCTAATCCACGCAAGTTGCCTTGATGTGAATTAATCGCCGCACTCCATTGTTCCATCGCATCACGAACAAGGAAATCCTCATCGTTGATAACAGTTACTGTCCATTGCGGGAAAGTTCTATCACCTGCTAATTTGATCTTACGACCAAAATAAGGAACTTCAATAGTGCCCAAAGTTGATTCCGGGATCTGAGTAGCCCTAACCATAAACGGCACTTTAATGTCTGATACACCAGTTACAGGATTTGTAATCTGCACCTGGAAAAGAGACCCTTTAGCACCACCAGCGGTTAACTGGCTTCTCATTTCATTAATGTTGAAAGCCATTAGTTACTACTCCTTTATTGACCTATAATTTCGTTAAATTCTACACCAGTTCGTACTGCTACAAAGTTCAACTGGATGAAGTTAATAGAACGAGCAGGTTTAATGTAAATATCACCAATAAATCTGTTTGTATCAATAACTTCGCCAGTGTTGTTTGTCTCATCACAAACTACTTTAAAGTCATAAATGCCTCGTCTACCTTGAACATCACGTAAGAACGGCTCGATCATGTTTCTGAAAGTCGATCTTGTGAATTCATCATTGAACTCGAACAATGTACTCTTAGATGCTAATGCAATTGCTTTTTCTAGAACAATGAACAACCTACGAACATTGATTCGATCAAATGCACTTGGATTCCTTTGCATTGTCTTGTCGCCGAATAAAATTGCGCCAGAACCTGGTTCAATAATTACTGGGTTTACATTGTTTTTGTATAACAAGTCACGCTGTGCTTTGTTAGGATTAATCTTAAGTTTGATTACATTCTTAAGTTGTCCTCTGTTGTAGCCGGCAGGCGAGAACCACGGATCACGCTCGCCATCAGTTCTGGCACATGTACCTGCAACATCAGCATTCAACGGAATCCAACAATACTTGTCGTTGTATTTGTCATATTGATATTTATATCCTGTGTCAATGACAGAATATGAACTTCCAGATAGGCCGTCAGCGTAATCTACAATGTCTTGTGCTGTAACGTCACTTAAAGCAGGTGATACAAATGCAACACAATCTTTACGAACTTCAGCAATGTTGTCCATTACATAATTTTGAACAACACTATTAGATGCACCTGTGATTAATAATGAAACATCAACTTCATCAGGACTTATATATAGGTCCCAACCTTGAAGAATGTCACCTAATGTCTCTTCTGCTGTTTCATCGTAACCATCAGTGCCGCCAACTAAAGATGTTGATTGTCTACCTGTGAATGTAGCACCAGGTTTAATTTTAATAAATCCTGAAGTGCCGTCTTCTTCATCTAAAACAACTCCTGTGTAAGCAGATGACCCGTCAAAGTTTTTGGTTCCTTCTATTGTTGACAAGTTTGCATAACTTTCTAAAACACTGCCAGCAGTTCCAGAGATCACACCATCTTCGTCAATAACGGCAGCATGAAATCTACCGGCATCAGGTGCTTTATCAAAGATTTCAGAACCTTCCCATTGAAGTTTAAATGTGTATCCGGCACCTTGCGGGCTTGAAGCACCCCAATATTTCTTAGTGAAGTTCACACGCAAGGTGTTTGTGTTATCAGTGTACGCACCAATTGATGAGATTTGCAATTTAACATTATCGCCAATCACGAGGTAATCGCCAACTTTAAAATGTTCAACTGTTCCGTTATTCGAACCAATTACTGTAGTTGATGCAAGCGGAGTGAATGTGTGAGTTAGCGAGGTTGTGCTAGCGTCAAAAAATATGTCAATTGGCGAACTATTGGCTGCGTTAACTGCTGTTGATGCAACCTGGAACGTATCAGTTGTCGCATTAGTTACAAAGTAAGTTACATTATTACTTAGGTTACCGACTTCACCAGTAGCGCTATCTGTGTCTGTCTCATAACGAACATCATCGCCATTTGACAATCCGTGACCTGCGATAAAGAATGTGTTCGCAGCAACTGCGGCACGAGTGAATGTCATAGTACCTGTTGCAGCACTTACTTGACCAGTAGTAAATGTAACAACATTGGTATTAGCAAGTGCGTCCGCCTCTGTTGGGTGCAATGTGATTGAATCTGTGTCAATAACTTTAACAAAATAATCTTGAGCAGCAAATGGAGCAAAAGCACCGCTTAATGCAAGAGCAATTTTGTCACCAGTCGCAAATCCGTGAACAGCATCTGTTTCTAATTGATTATTTGTGTGATCTGCACTAGCTGCATCGATAGTTAAAATCGATGCTGTAGCACCGTTTGCTGTTGAATCGAAGTTAACGTGTGAATTTATCGATGGATTGAAACTTAAAGGTGCTTGATCTGAAGTTGCTGGTCCTTTAATATCTGCAAATGTGTCACCTCGACCGATTACAAGTTCTGAGCTGGCAATGTGTGCTGATGTCGAGTCAGTAAAACCTGTTGCGCCTGCAGCACATGAAATAACCTTGATTGAGTTACCTAACTCACCTCTGTATCGAGCATCAAAATTTGTTCCTGTTGCAACGAGTGCCGTTGCATCGTCTGTTCGTGTTGCATATAATGCGTTGCTGTATCCTAAAAAGTTGGCTGCTGAAAAGAATGATTGTTGATTACTCCAGTTAGCAGAATTGTATGGTTTACCATATACTGAAGCCAATTCTTTCTCTGAGGTGATAAGCACTCTTTCATTCGTTGGACCCCAACGAAAAGTACCTACAAAAGCACCCTCGCTAGTACCAACAGCAGGCACAGCGTTAGTTAAATCAATTTCGCTGACATTTATGCCTGGACTTAGTTGAAAAGCCATTTGTCATTTCTCCCTTTTTTATTATAAGTTAATACTTTTTCAAGTTTTTGTTTTGTTCTATTATTTATAATAT